TGTTCAACTTCGTGTGAACAAGTTCGGGTCACGCTATGTAAGTAGCGACACGTGAAAACCTGGCTACGCCAGGGAAAAATCGGTATCAAATACTTAATTCGGCGTAACCCTCTTGGATGTCTCACTTACAATGTGAGTGTATCCTCAGCCCCAGTCGCCAGGGCGGAATTTCTTTACTCCTTCTGGTAGAAATTCTTAAATAACCATCTTTGTTTACCCAGCTGATCTGGGTCGCTTTTCTTTCCCCGTGCCAGCAAATAGCACGCCCAAGTCCTAGGGACTCGGGTCTGATGGAGCGTAGTAACATCGAGGACAGCCTGTAAAGAATAACAAAGAGAAGTCTTCAGCACCGGCAACAAAATCGAAGTAACCTGAGGTGTTATTCTCGGCGTTATCGGAATCGTCAACAACTGTCATCTTATGGTATGTTACCCCGACCAAAGTTGTAGTTTGGTTAACCTGCTTGGCGGGCAGGAACCGCTCATTAACTTGGTAGGGAAGCTCGTACTCAATAACAGGGTTCTGAGCAGACGCCTGGTAATATAGCCCGTCATGTCCGTGAGGGTAAAGTCTCACGTTGTCAGCGGCCACAAAGTTAGGCGTGTCAGAGAGGGTTATGGACCCTCCACCCTCAACATAGGTACTATCCGGGTCAGAAACCCGTTCGACCATCATCATGTGTTGGGTGAACCCGTTCACGCTGAGCGGGGTGATGCGTGCAGTTTTATAGCGTATACCACCTCTGCGTCCCACATAAGCAGGTGTAACCCAATTGAGTAGGGTCATCCTGCATCGGTTGTAAGGCACTCCGCCCGCGGAATGGATGCCGGAAAATCCGACGTATCCACGGTAATACGGAAAGTCTCCCGATTGGCGACGCCACCAGCTTTTGAAATTACTGGTGACGCGGGAACTGTAAAAGGTATGGAAGTTGTAACGTTTGCACATTTGCCTAAATGACGTAATTTTCTCTCCATAACATATGTCGGCCAGGCGGTCGGTATCGGAAATCATGGCACCTAAGTGCACATCTGTATCCTCTGCCACCGGGGTCGACGGGTTAGGGGTGTCATCCTTATCCGTTGCCATATCCCCAGACTGAGGTTCGAGAACCTCTTGAAAGTTTAAGGGAGGCGTAGGTTTTGGAAACCATGAGTAATTGTCAATGGCGCTTGAGGTCGGGTTAGCAACCTCGAAGTCATCACACATGCTCACGAACACGTTGACTTGAATATCGTTATTCACGGCGGAATTCGGAATAGTCAACTCGTTCACTACGTAAACCGAGATAACCCCGTTATGTTGATCTTCCTCCGAAAGATCTACGGGACTCGTGTTATAAGGGAATGTCGTAACACCGGGACGTCCGTGTTCCAGGTATGGTCTTTGAGAACCCCACCCTACATCGACTGTGAAGTCTTTGTTGGAGGCGATATCGTAGACCTTTTGAAAAGATGTGTTCCACTCGGCGGCCGCAGAGGACCAGGGGTCATACACAATCTTAATACGTCCTTTATGGTAATTGGACGAAACGATCTGGAATCTAAATTTCATTGTCCCTCGCCAATGCCTAAATGGCATGGTCGCAAAGCAACAAGCAGGCATATGAAGCTCTGTGTTGTTCGCTACAGTCTGCTGGGACCACACGGTAGGAGTTACCATGCAATTCCACAAAAGTGTTTCGGGGTTTGACGCGACAGCCCAATCGAATGACGTTAAGTACGTCTCGCGCATTGCGATAGATTTAATGGACATTTCGTCGGTATTCCCTAGACCAGTGACACGGGGGTCAATGGTCGTCTCTTGTTTGCAGTCCACCGTTAATTTGGTGGTGGAGTCTGGGACATTAGTGTTCGACATGTTGCCAGCATACGTCGGACGATAAGGGACAATATCGTTGATGACGGCTGGTCTTGAGTAGCCAAAAGATGTGGCTATTGAAGAAACCGCACTGGCAGCCATTTCCGTGGCTCGTGCGTAAGTGCCAATAACGGGTGCACTAGAAAGCGCACCAGCTGCTCTCGCGATGATGGATGCTGGTCTCGAAATGGGACCTGACCCGTATTCATCTCCCTGCGGATCGAGAATTTCTCGACTTTGCGGCGAAAGCGTGGAGGGGTTCGCCACTGTTGGAATGCTGATCGACATGTCGACGCACTCTGCTAATACGGTAATAGTAACCGAATCAGTGGCTCCATTGGCATGCTTCAAATCG